TGCCGCTTCGGCCACATCAAACATGAAAACCTTTGAAGACTATTGCACCTCTCTTGGACTCGATCCTGCGACTCTTTCGCCCGAGGCCAAAGCCGCCCTGCAAGTCTCCTACGCCGAGAGCATCGAACCTGCTGCCGATGCGTCCGCTCCCCCTGCTGACCCTGCGCCGCAACCTCCCACTGCAACCGCTTCCCAACCCACGGAGCCCCCTATGACCAAGCCTGCGACCGCTGCTGCTTCTTCCGCCTCGCCCGATCTGACCGCTGGTAGCACCTTGGATCTGACCGCTTACCGATCGCAGATGGCCGCCGAAACCAAGCGGGTCGGCGAAGTCACCACGCTCTGTGCCAAGTTCGGCAATCCAATCGTCATGGTTGGTGGCAAGAATGTCGACCTGGCTGCACACGCCATCGAGAACGGCCTCACCGGCGATCAGACCGAGCTGCTTGCTCGACGCCATCAAGACCTCGAAGCCTCCCGGGATTCTCGCCCACGAGGCCCCGCGATCCACTCGCGAGCTAGCCAGACGTCGATCGACCTCGGAGCAATCCAGGGTGGAGTCATGTTGCGTGCTGGAATGCGGCTTGATTCGTCCAGTTTTGAGAATCGCGATGTCCGAGCCAAGCTTCCTGGATGGCTGCAAGCCGGTGCAAACGACCCAGTTCGCGCACGCACCAGCGACCTTGCCCATCAGTACCGAGACTTGACTCTCGTGGAGACCTGTAAGCTCGGTCTCCAAGCTCGCGGGATCGATGTCCCGTCCAACCGGATCGACATGGTCCAAGCGTCCTTTTCCTCCGGGACTGTCGCGGTTCTGTTCGGTGCGACCCTCGGTGCGAAAATGCTCGAAAGCTACGCCGAAGTCGATGACTTCTCGCAAGGGATTTGCAGCGAAAGCGAGCGTCCTGACCTTGAGGAGCACAACAACAACCGGATGCAAGCCGCTCCGAATTTGAAGCACCACCCAGTCGGTGGGAAAGCCAGCCATGGCAACCGCCGAGTGTTGACTGAGAAGGCTCAAGTCGGCCGATTTAGCGAGCAATTGAAGATCGACGAAGCGGACATGTTCGGCGACAACTTCCAGAAGCTCAAAGACACGCCGCAAGATTTCGGCCGCGCTGCTGGACGCTTGCGTCCTGACCTCGTCGCCGCCTTGCTCATGAGCAACCCGACCCTCACGCAGACCGCTCGCGCTTTGTTCAACAGCACAGACGGGAACGCCGCGACGGGTAAGGCCTTGGCTCGTGCGACCCTGAGTGAAATGATCGCACGTTTGCTCAAGGTCAAAGACGGCGACGCTACGCTCAACCTCAAGATGACGCACTTGGTTGTGCCTCCTGATCTGATGGACTTGGCGATCCAACTTTGCTACTCGGCCAACCTGTCGAACGACAGCGGGTCCGGTGAGCTCAACCCGATCAAGAAGTACGGCATCACCCCTGTGACCGACGCTCGGTTCTCGAATGGATTGGTTCACCCAGTCACCGAGCAAGCGATCGCCGGTTCGGACACCACGTACTACGGCATCTCCAAAGACGGACGCACGATCGAAGTCAACTACCTCCAAGGTGCTGGCCGAGTTCCTGTGGTCCGAACCGAGACCCTGACCGGCGGTGAGTTCGGTGTGGTCATCGATGTGAAGCACTACATCGGAGTCAACGCGCTCGACTTCCGAGCGATGCAACGCTTCGCGGCCTAGTCTTAGTGGCCCGACCATGGGCTAGTCATCGATTCCTTTCGGCAGAGTTTCGGCTCTGCCGTTGTTTACCTCCCTCAACTCTCGACCAAACCAATGCGAATCAAACTTTTCCAGCCTGTAGTTTTTGACGGCAAGACGCTCGAAGGCGAGATCGAAACCAACGGCACGGCCATCAGTGCCGAGTCGATCATCCAGCGAGGCTGGGGCGTAGAGGTTAAATCGTCCAAGCCTTCCAAGGCATCCCAAGAGCCTGTCGAGTCTGATCCTCCTAGCGAAGATCCGGACCAAGACGAATCCGATGAATCGGACGAACCACAAGACGAGCAGCCATCGGAGCAACCAGCCGAGCAGCCTGTCGTGGTCGAAGCGCCACCCAAGCCGACCAAACCCGCTCGACGAGCAAGTCGCTCCCAGAGCTAAGTCCTCATTAACCGCACTTTCCTCCCCACACAAAAGAAACCATGGCAACTTTCAAGCAAGAAACCGACTTTCGCCGATTCACCGCCAGTGCTGACACTGCCAACGGAGCCATCGTCCAGACCGCTGACGGCCTGGCCGGGATCGTCGAAGGCCTAGCCGGCGTGAAGTCCGGCAAGGTTGGCAACGCTCGCGTCGTTGGAATCGTGACTTGCGACAAGGCATCGGGCACCGTGCTCGCTGCTGGAGCCCGAGTTCAGATCGCCACTGCAACGCAGCTCGTCACCGCAAAGGCGTCGGGCGCTGCTGATTCGGGCAACATCCTGCTAGGTCGCACCGCTGCCGCTGGTGCGGACGGAGCACTGACGGTGGACATCGACCTGAACCGAGCCGCAGTCTAACCAACCATGGCCATCAAAGAAGCCGATCTTAAAGAATGGTCCGATCTCGAAGCAAGGCGATCCGCCATGCAGCGAGAACTCACGACCATCAAGGATCGGCAAGGCCAGATAGAAGAACAACTCGAAGCCGAGCTTCGCAAGTCCGGCAAAACGAAAATCACGCGGAGCGGGTTCACTCTCGCTCTGCAACCTGGGAAAGCTTCCGTCAGTTGGGCCAAAGAGTACCTCAAGGCAATGGGCGATGAGGCAGTTCAGAAGCTCAAAGACGCAGCCGCCCAGACATCAGTCAAAGTGTTCGTGTTGGTTCCACCCAAGCCACCCAAGTCCCCAAAGGAATAGCCCATGGGGATGCTCGAGACTGGGACCGCTCACCTCGCTGACTCGATGACAAAACACACTGCGGTTGATGTCCTGTACATCAAACGCAAGATCCAAAAACCAATCAAGGCCACGCGGGGATCGACTCCCTTCGAAGCCTCAGACACCGAGGGGATCATCCATCGGACCGTTAGTCGAGACTACCTAGTAGCCAAGACCGAATGGCCCTTCGATGACGACCCAGAAGACGGGGACCGAATCACCGACGCTGGCAAGACCTACATCGTTCGATCGATGACTGGCCAGCCAGTCTGGCGATTTGCCGACCCTGGCGAAAACATAATGCGGATCCACACCAAGCAGCAATGAGCCCGATTCGTCAACTACTCGCCGACGTTGTCGAAGCACTCGCAGCCGCCGCAGTCGTCGATCCGGAAACCAATTCCGCGATCGATGGCGATACGTTCAAAGTCGATTACTTGCCACGGTTCGAAGTCGCAGACCTGAAAGATCTCCGGATCGTCGTCGCACCGAGGCAAAACACATCGACCAAGATTTCCCGCTCAACCCGGGAGTTTGAATTCGGGGTTCAGATCGCCGTCATCCAGACAGCGGCCAAAGACTCCGAGCGATTCGCACAACTGTTGGACCTGACTCACGAGCTCGACGCAGCACTGGCCACGGCCACGATCGACGGGGGAGTGTGGTCGAGGTCCGAAGTCAGTCTGTACGACGTCCAGGCACTGGAGCAACACGGTGCTTTTCGCAGCGTGATCACCGCGTACTTCAAGAACCGATCCTAACCGAAAGAGAGAATCATGCCGAACAAGGGACCACGCGCAGGCATCGAGTGCAAGCTGTATTACCAGGTCACTCCCGCGGCTGTCTTCAATGCCACGGCTCCGACGCTCGTGACCGAAGTCAAAGACCTCAATGTCACGCTTAACAAGACCCGCATCGACATTTCCAGTCGAGCGAGCCAGTGGAAAGCCCAGATCTCCGGACTCAAAACCGCCGAAATCAGTTTTGGTTACCAATACAACGGCGACCCAGACGACGCAGTTTTCACCGCGATGCGTCAAGCGTTTTTGAACAACACGATTTGGCACTGGGCAGTATTGGACAACACCATCGCGAGCCCTGGTCCGTCCGGTACGCAAGGACTGACCATGCCTGGGGAGATCATGGAATTCCCGATCGACCAGCCCCTCGAGGACGGCATGGTGGTCAACATCGTTGTCGCGCTGTCCCGAATCAAGATCGGTTCGCCAGCCGCGTTAATAGATCCAGCCTGGTTGATTGTCGCACCGTCCGCTTAGTTCGTTTGAATCACTGATCGTTCCACCCAAGCGGAGTCGGCCATGCCACTTCCGAAAGTCCGCAGAGGCAACGAAGTCGCGATCGATTTCCTCGACCATGGGGAATCGTCGCAAGGGCCCTTGGAATTCACTGTCTACGGCCGTGTGATTTCCCAGGACAAGAATCACATCGTGGTCGCTTCCTGGGTCTACTCGGATCCAGCCAAGCGATTCAAGCACGACGATTACAACGTTACCCAATTCACGATCGTTCGGAGCACCATCCGAGCGATCCGTTTTGTCCGCTAACCTCAATCCCAACGAAGGCAACTCGACCATGCCCAGTTTCAAGGATTGCGAATCCCGCTCTTGGGATCTTCGCATCGACGTCGACGTCATCCGTCGCGTTCGCACTGTATTTTCTATCGATCTTGCCAGGGCACTGGCGGACCCCGAAACGATCGACCGGCTCACTTCCGACATCGTGTTGACTATCGATGTGATCTACGAGATCTGCCGACCCGTCGCTGAGAAGATCGGAGTCACTGCGGAGCTGTTCGGCCGTTCACTCGCTGGCGATGCTCTCGGCCAGGCTGTCATCGCATTCGAGGAGGCACTGGTGGAATTCCTCCCGGAGTCCAATCGCCGGGCCACCGCTCGGCGAATCCTCGAGGCAGGAAAGGCACTCCAGAATCAGACGGCCCTACGGATCACCAACGCGATGGACAAGGGGCTGC